AGAGGAAGCGGAAGCGAGAAGCGGCAGAAGAAGCGAAGAGGCAAGCGGAAGCCGCTCAGAAAGAGAAAGATGAACACCGATCGCGTTGGGAAGAGAGAACAAGAGCTGCGCCGAAGAATTCTCGATGGTTTCGAGGTGCAACATTTTAACCGCCCTGCAAGGGCACAAAAAGGAGAAGACGATGCAAGCTGTTAAAGAAGAAACTACCCCCCCCCAATACGGGGAAACTAACTTAGCTAATGAGGAGATTGAGATACTCCTTGAGGCGCTAGAGTCCTGGGAAAGCAAGGGCTCCGCTGGCCGACTGATGAGTTCGATGATGACCGGTCTAATGTCGAAGAACTTGTCAGAAAGGGAACAGAAAGAACTTGAGGAGAGGGATCGACAAGCGGAAGAAAAGTATGCGTTTGAGGTTAAAGCTCGGCGCAATAAGAGCGTTTTGCTTCAGGCAAAGCTGATTCGAATGATGCAAGGACATTGAACAACATGCTATCGCTCGCGCCCATCTGCTATCTTGGCTTTCTCACGAGAGCCTTGGGGCGCGGGCGGTGGCTCTTTTTGGGGGGAGGGAGATGACAACCCGTGAGGAATTAGAGGACCAGCTCGAAGACTTGCTTTGGGAGAAAGAGCAAGAGTTAGCAAGGCTCGATTCTATTAAAGCGCAGGTCGAAGAGGCGCGGAGAAGTGCGGCCATAACCGGGGACTACTCCGATAGCGATTGGTACAATCGAGCAGAGGGCGCTCAGAGGGCTTGCTCGCGGAATATCCAGAAAATTAACCACGACATTAGCGCAACTAATCGAAAACTGAAGCGACTCAACATTGAAGAGTCGGATAGCGAATATAGGCGGTTTCGGATAGCCGCTCACAGATTGCTCGACGCTGACACCTTCCAACGGATAGTTGACGAAGTGGCAAAGGATAAGGAAAAACCATGACGGATATACAGAAGTTGAGAGAGTTGCGCAGGATGACGTGCGATGAGCGGGTCCACCACATCGAGCGAAAGCAAGCTCGTTGGGAGCTTGTAGCTGCCCTCCCCTCCCTCCTCGACGAACTGGAGAAGCTGAGGGCGGAGATAGCCTTTCGAGATGCGCCGGACGAGCCATTGAGTAAGGAAGAGATAGATTCCATTGTTGAGCGCGTTGTTTCAGGAGGTGAGCTATGACCAACAAAGAGCTGATTGAGAAGCTGAGAGCGCACGCTCCTACCTGCGCCTGCAATTCGATCGACGAGGTTGTTACCCTCTGCGATCGCTTGGAAGCTGCCGACGCTGAGATTGACCGTCTCAAGGGGCTGGTTCGGTGGATGCACAAACAGATGAACTTCGTCTGGGACGGAGACGCTTTCACTATATTTACCGGCCTTGAAGACTGCCCAGAGAAAACCGAGATTGAGAAGATTGTGGGGGCAGGATGAACCTGAAAGCGATTAAAGAGCGGTGTGAGCAGGCTGTGCCTGGTCAGTGGAGATACGACGAAGGAACGCTTTTTGTTGGCGCTTATTTTCAAGATGGCGGCGCTACGTCCATTTGCGAAGTTAATCCGAAGTCGACGCTCTGGTGGAATTACGCAGAGAACAACGGGCGCTTCATAGCAGGAGCCCGCACCGATCTCCCCGCCCTAGTCTCTTGGATTGAGAGAGCAAAAGGACTGCTAGACCTCCTCCTGTCCGAGCCGTTTTACTTAGAGGCATACGCAGTTAACATTCAAGAAGAAGCACGAAAACTACTAGCGGAGCTGGAATCATGAGAGCCTGGGTTGTGTTTGATAGGGAAGGAAACCCTGTCTCGGCAGACTTAAGCGAGGAGCAAGCAAAGGATGACGCGGCGAAGCTGGTCCTGGACTACAGCTGGGGAAGTCTCGAAGGCCTAGGCTACACATGCCAGCTGTGCATCATCCACCCGATACCGGTTGAGCAACTGGAGAGGGAGGAGGAGAAACAATGAGCACTAAAGACCCTAAGCCCTGGGAGCCGGGAGAGAGAAGCGCTGCCCGTTTAAAGTTTTGGCCGGAGGAATTCCCTTATCCGTGGGAATCAAGCTTCGATATCGATGCTTACTGCCAGCGTTTTGCAAGCGTCAGAGTCGAGCACGGCCTAATCCCGGATATGGCAGAGGTTCTACGAGATGCCATGCTCGGACGGATTCGGGAGCTGGAGGAGGAACTAGCGAACGTCAAGCCAGTTCTAGAATGGTGCTATGAGCAAATGACGGCCTTCGATGACGGATGGGGCACTATCTTACAGCAGAGCAAAGCACCGGAGAGAGAAGTGTTGATTTCTTTTATCAAGAGGGAAGAGAAGGATAAGGGTCCAAGCTCCGCCTGAACCCTCTATGTAAACCGCCTCATGCGGGTTATAGTGTCTCGTCCCGAGGCTTCCTTTCCTCGGGAGGTTTGATCCGATGGTAGAGCGGCGATACGCTGGATTGCAAACCCAGTTAGGCAGGTTCGACTCCTGCTCGGATCTACCGCTTCTTTGCCTTCTTACACTTCGGTCGATGCTTGGCCCGGTGGTTGCGAGTCGAGTCGTGCATCTTGAGCTGAACCGGCTTCCACACGTAGACGCGCGCCTTTTTCATATAACCTCCTGTGGTTCGAGATTGGACCCGTATAGCGAATCGAAAGAACTACCAGGGAAGATTAGGCTCTACCCCGCAATTAATGCAGAACAACTGCTCAGGAGTAATGCCGAAATAACGGCAACCGCAGCTACACTCCCAAGCCGGATACTTGTGAACCATGCCTTCGTAAGTTCCCTTGAACGATTGACACGACGGGCATTCAAAGTTGAAGACGCCTAGAGGCGATACGGCCTGCCATTTGTGTTTGCATGCAAGACATAAAGCCGGACCCTCCATGTGAGGCTTGTACGCATTGAAGTCGATTACCTCGGCTGCCATCATCTCACCGCGCTACACTTGCGACCGCAGACTTTCCTGAGCCGCGCCACGAGTCCCTGAGTCTGAACAAGCGTGTCCTTGCAAGCCGTCCAATGATCCCGGTACGGCTGCCCGTTTGGATGGTAACAATTCGGTATTTCAATCGGCGGTAGACTTGGCCCGGGACTGGGACATGGGGCGGGCAGCGGCACTTTTACCTTCTCCGTGCGAAAACTAAGCGGGGGGCTTTCTATGCCGTTGGTGCGGTAGCTAAAGCTGTAAAGCGTGTCCTCTGCGAGAGAAAACTGAACCCGGCCTGAATTGTCTGATATGCACACCTGAGGCTCGCCTGCTCTTTGGTAGCAAACCTCATGTTGCGCCCCAAGCATAACAGACCAATGCACGAGAACGACCGCGGCTCCCATGGTTTACTCTTTCTTCTTTGTCCAAAAGATGTCGATGAGGTCGATAGCTTGCCCGCCGAGAACAATTAAAGCCCCCAACGCAACGGTGCTAACATCCACGATCTGACCGGCGACATTACCGGCGGCATCGGCCACCTCAGGAGGAACGTGCACCATTGGCTTGCCCGTGAAGGCCATGACAGTTCCGAACACGAGCATGCCGCTCGAAACAACGGAGGCGGCGATTCGTCCATATTGAGTTTTTGGCTTTTCCATTTGTCTCCTTGGGTTGAAATTGTGGGTAGTCATCTCATGGCGCCGTCGCGGCCGTATGGGTAAACCACGTATCGAGCGCGACCTTCGTCGATGGAAATGAACGGTGAGCCAGAAACAATCTCAGCCTGTTGCCCTATCCAGAACGAAGTTTTTTTTGAGTAGTAGCGAGGGTAGATCCCATCGAGCCAGTTCCGCGGGTCGTTGCAGTTGTTATAGAGGACGAAACATTGAAGCGTGTCGATGTGTGCGCCGTTCTGGGCGTAGATCTTGAGAGTGTTTGGGTTTGCAACTCTTCCCTTTTTGTCTTTAAAAGGAAGCGTGATGAGTAGGCCCTTGCAGTCCTTACCCTGGCATCCTTTAGGGTTTCTTGGCGTACCGCCGTGGTTGTCTGAATATGGTTTCCAAATGCGTCCACCATCAAGTCGCCTATGTCCGGGATACGCTGGTCGAGGATACGTCAAGCGAATCATCGAGTAGAACTCATCCTGCGTAGGGCAGTCAGTTCGATCTCGAGCGGCCCGCCTGTCTTTGTTCGAGAATTTACAGTTGAGCGAGGTGTCCCATTCTAAATACGCTTCGCGCGCCTTCTTTCGGTGCTCGAAGGTATCGACGTCGAATACTCCGTTTGCATCGTCGTCTCCTCCATCCTGGGAAATCCAGGCAGTGCCAGCTGGCGGCTTGCGGTTTCCGTGCACCTCACGAGTTGCCCGCCTATCGTAAGCGCGCTGCCCGGAATCGATCCAGCCATCAGTATCAGTCAGATAGGGGTTCAGTGCGTTATGCACCGCCGCGGATTCTGCTTCCCCTGCCCAATGCTCGCAGGTCGCGGACGGGCGGAATTTAATGTGAGAGAATCGCTTTGCCCAGCCATTGAACTTGATTGCCGTCGGAACGAGTGAAGAAGCTGGGGCGAGGGCGTGGTTGTTGTTCCACTTGAAGTGTCCTCGGAACTGAGAAACTTTGCCCGTCTCAAGAAGCCTGATGATGCAGGAATCATCGTCACCAAACGTGGAATCGATGAACGCGCCAAAAGGGATCGGTTTTGCTAGCGTCCTAACCGCTCGCAGCATCGCTTCGCAGTCCCAGTGCCGCGACTTGATGCCAAGAAGATCAATACCCACCTCTTGCGCCCTTGCAACTTCGCAGAAAATGCCAAGGCAGACTGTTAAGAGGATAAATAATCTCTTCATAGCGCTTGTTCCCGAATGACCAAGGTGGCATCCTCTTGCAGCACTTTGCCGTTGCTTTGAACGAGGTTCAGTCTCACCCTGTAGATATCCCAAGGCTTTGCCCCGGTTTTGAGCGTGATGGTTGCAAGGTTGGTGCTTGCCGAAGTGGTGACTGACGCAGACGCCAGAATCAGATCTGTAACGTCGATGTCGTAGGAATCGTAGACCTCCGCAGTTCCGCCAGAGGCAGACAGGGTGACGTCATCGGGCAAAGAGTCGGACATATCCGCCGCGTAAGCGTTATTTTCCCCCGGCAATGCTTCGAATTCGATGGTCGCCATGTGGGCATGATACGGGCGAGTTGCCCGGCCTTCATACGGTTAACGGCGGTTCTTTGCGGTATCGGAGTAGGTCCTCTCCCGAGCGTTCTGGGCAAACGTGCGAGAGCGGCCGGATCCAGAGAAGGCGCGGGTTCGGTTTCGCCTAGACACAATCGGCACAACTTCCCCGCCGAGCGAAAGGTTTGCGGCAATGCCGGTAAGGACGAATGTGCCCGAATTGAGCTGGAGTAATCGAGATGCCCGCAAATTGGCCGATTGACCGCCAAGCGTGAAGTTGCCGACTGACGAAGTGAGGACACGAGCCGAGACCAGCAAGACCGTCTGCCCGGATAGCAAAAATGAGCCATGAGCGGCCACCAGCTTTCGGGCAACAATTAGTCCGGCGTCTTGCCCGCCGAGCACCAGAGACCCCTGGGCGGCTGTGATTTGTCGTGCCGCTCGTAGTCCTGCGTCTTGTCCATTTAACGCAAAACTTGCCTGAGCCGCTGTAAGATTAAAACCTTTAAGCAGGTTTGCCGCCTGTCCCGAGAGAACGAAAGACCCTTGGGAGGCAGAGAGCGTGTAAGAGCCTGCGGGCGCATATATTAGCGCCGCGTCTTGGCCACTGAGAACAAAAGCGCCGTAAGAAGAGGTGAGCTTCAGGCCTCTATATAGCCCCGCATCCTGTCCCGAAAGCGTAAGCGAGCCTTGTGATGCGGTTACATTAAAGCCTTTGAGTAGGTTTGCGGACTGCCCCGAAAGGGAAAATGACCCTTGTGCTGCAGCTATGTATCTCGTTGCAACGAGTCCAGCGCTTTGCCCTGAGAGTGTGAAAGAGCCCTGGGCGGCTGTGACCTTGAGACCCCTATACAATCCCGCCGTTTGCCCACTGAGAGAAAATGAGCCTTGAGCTGCCGTAACTTTCAGACCCCGCACAAGCGAGGCCGCTTGGCCGGACAGCGTGAAACTTCCTTGAGCTGCGGTTAGAGAATACGGAGAGCCCGACGCCGCCCGGATTTCGATAACGCGGGCGCGATACCCTGACGATGTTCCGCCGCCGACCTTGTTGGTCGTGCTCCACCCAGTCACGCCGCCGTTGGTGTCGTGGGCGCTACATTCATCGGTGGCGTCAACATCGTCCACTCGGTTTGTCATTCCGGTTGGAGCGCCGAGGTCGTTATCTACCGCCCGATGTCCGGCAAAGCCGACCGCCCACGAGCTGCCGCTTGAGTCGGCGAAAGTAACGGCGTTATAAGCCACCGTCGCCGAGCTGCCTCCGGTATCCGAATCATTCCCCACGGGTGTAGTTTGATGAACCCCGCTGTATTGCAGGGCTACAACCGACGTGGCGTTTGTGAATGTGCCAGTGCCGGTGTCAGATGCCGAGGCCACAAGGCGATAGCAAAGAACGGAAGAACACGTATTTCCGCCAGACGCAGCGGAAGGCGCGACCGTCCAGGCGTTTCCCGTTGGAGGAGTTGGGACGGTAGGGGCCGTGTTCGACCCGTCCCGGAAGGCGAAAATTATCTGGAGATATCCCGCGACTGGGCTTGTGAACGTCGCCGAGGTCGTGCCGCTTGCGCTGTTGACGTAGGCGATCGCCACATCTCAGTATCCTTTTTTCTTAATCCACCGCGCCAGGCTCGCCGGTTTTACCCTTCAAGGCTCGAGCAATGGTTGCACGTTCATTCGAAAGCTCGCTCATCCTATCTTCTATTGGACGAAAGAGCTGAACGCACTCTTTTTGCGCCGCTTGCAGCTTGGCAATATCTCTCGCTATTTCGTCATAGCGTTCACGAAAGGGAGCTCTTTCTTTTTCAAGTTTCTCCCACTCCGCAGTTGCTTCATGAAATCGAGCACGAAGAATTTCCTCTGTAGTTGCCATTATGTATCCTTATGCGTTCTGCAACACGCCGTTTGTAGGGTCAAAATCTACGGTGAATGTTTCGCCTGCGGCCAGGGTGATACTCGATCCGTAGTCCCAAGAGCCGATCAGTTCGTCATTAGTTGCCGTGTCGTTGCAAAGCACCGCATAGCGAAAAGGCCCCATAGAACCCCCGGAAGCGGTGAAGACAACATCCGCCAAGACGAGCTTATAGGTGCCGGAGGTCTGGGATGAGCTTGAGATGGTCGCCGCAGTTCCGCCGGTGGTGTATCCGTTGCCATTTGAAATTTGGGTAATGTTACTGAGCTGCGTGTCTGTGGCGTTTGGCGCTGTGTTGGTGAGTACAACTTTTAAGGTGTCCGAGCCGAGGTTGTGAACCTTCTCGGCGAGCGCCTCTACGAATGAATTAAACTTTACAAACGAAGCCATCCACCACCCCCGCAATTCTCATCACAGGGGAATGATAAGGCTCTAGGGACGGGGTTCAAACGGTTAGAGCTTAGCCGTCGTCCTCGATGGCGACATGCCCCCGCTGCCTGCGATCCTTGTCGAGTGTTGCCAATTCCACTGCGAGCTGGTTGATGTCTTGCCCGTGCCGGTCCAATCTCTTCCAGATTGCTTCGACGCTTCGAGCGTAGCTCTGCTCAATTCGCTCGATTGTCGCGTCCATCTTTGAGACACAACGATTGAGCGTCCAACCGAGTAAACCAACACACAAGCCCCCAAGGCCAACGTAATCAGGCTGATCCACATTCTGCGCTTCCTATGCTCTGAATTTCAGTTGAATAATATGGTACTGCCGATCCTTTGAATACATCGTCCCAGTTCCTGAGCTTCTGACCATTTTTTGAGCAAATGCTACGGTGCCACTGAGCCCAGAAGTAACAGCGATGGTAAACATGCTGTCTTCATTTGCCGAGATGTTGGAGTTTCTGCCGGTCCGCCAGGCATAGTTTTGCATGTCGGTCCCGCCGATGGTTGACCAGCACTTGAGCAGGGCCGAGGTATCGCCAATTGAATATGAATGTTGAAAAAGGAATATAAGAAGGTCAGATGTCTCGACATTGGTAACGCTGACGGTATCTAGCGTTAGGTCGCTACCCGTGCCGCCAGTATCTTTCTGACTGGCGCTCTGACTTGAAGTCCAGCGAGCGGGCAGCTTAGAGTCGAGCGCCGCTTGGAGAATTGATGCGTCGCCAATTGATGAACTCAGAATGCCGGAAGAAAAAGCCATTAGACCGTCCCTGTAAAGCTATTCATGCTTTCGACTGTCACGACCATGTAAGCTCCTGCCTCCTCAACTTTGAGCACCTCGCCCGTATGTACCCCCTCAGAAATCCAAGTGATCGGCACACCGTCCTGATAGAAAATCGCCGTTGAGCCTGCGCCGTCAGTGATTCGAGTCGGTTCATCTCCCCTACTTCCGACCGGCCCCATTATGCGCGAATGCTTGGTGCGACCCTTGCTGAACAGGTCAATCGTAGAATACCAAGTCTTCCTAGGGATTCGAACGGTTAAAAGGGTGCGCTGCTTGCTGTAACGGTCGAAGTAGTAGTTTAGGACCTTCCGCACTCCTTCCTGCCGAACGTGCATGTAAAAGCGCCATACGGCTGCCCTGAGGCCATATAACGCGATGGATGCCGTTGCCGCCGCTGCTCGTTGCGTGTCGTTTGAAGCTTCCCCAGTCTCCCCGTCCCGGATGTATTCAAGCTCGAGATATTTCTGGTCAATAACCTTGCGAGTGAGCGCTGCATCTGAGTTCACGGCAAGCGCGTCGGTGGAATACAGCACGTCGATGCTATTAATTAAATCGTTGTCGGGGCTTTCGGTGATGCCGAGCACCCGAAGATCCCCCCGGTGCGCCGCCTCTGAGAGGTCGAAATCGTAGGTTCCTGTTTCGGGCGTCGGGAAGTTCAGGGACATCTTGCCCGCGCGGGTCTTCCAGAGCCTTAGGCGGAACTGTCGGCAAACCTCGTTTATAATTTCAGCGACCGAGGCTGAGGATTCTTGCACCCAAGCGGCTTTCAGGTTCGATCCTATCTCGTCCCTGATGTCATCGATCTGATCGTAATCGGCGTATGAGGTAGAGAGGTTCAGTCCCATAACGTCGTTTCGTAATAGGTAATGGATGATCGATGCCGGGTTCTCAAGTGTTGCTGACGATGCGTTATAGGGTGTGCCCGCTATCGCCTCTAAGCCTATCTTGAATTCGACGCCGTCGAACTGATAAGGGTTTGTTCCGCTCATCAAGTTGTCGAGGCGCTGAGTGTAAACGTAGTAATCACCTACGGCAGTGCCTGTTACTGTCCCCTCCGCACCAAAATCCCAAATTTGAAGTTGGAGTTCGGCAGCGGTCTCAGTCCAACCATCTTTATTGACGGTCTGGTCGTTTGTGTAGACAGGATTCGTCGTGACGACCGTGTCATATTTTGCCACAACGTAGTTGCTGGTGTCGGTGCTGTTCGTCCACTCAAGCGTAAAGAAGTAACTGTGGCCTGGCGGCAAAACTAGAGGCTGCTGGAAGTAAAAGTTCACATCCGCGTAGGAGGTAGAGAGATTGACGGCATCACCCACCGCTTGAGCAAGAACGCTGCCAACTGCTGCCCAGTTACTCCCGTTTACCTGAATCGCCTTTCGGACAGTCACCATGAGCTGCCCTGTTCCAGCTACAATAGTCCCAACTCGCTTAAGTCGAGCCGAGCACCCGCCAATCAGCCGAGCGTTTGTGGTGACGGTGCATCTGGTAGAGAGTCGCCATTGATACATATTCTGGTCAGTCCCGGCAGCCCACGAAGAGGGCCCAACAAGCGGCGCCCGGAAATTATACGTGTTGTTTAGGTGAGCAAGGGGGAGCCACGAGCGCGAGTCGAGATCCAGAAACTGATTCCGAACGTATATCTGGCCGCGGGTTAATCCGATATCGTCGTCAAAGACCCCGGCGATGACGTAGATTCGCTGATAGTTGTTACTCCCGCCGTCAGAGACAATTTCAGATTTGTATAACGGACACGATGAGACGATAACGCCCGTGGTCCCATCCTCGGACTCGCCGAAACTTGAGGGTGCTGATTCCCCTATCCACTGTCTTATGTAGTTATCGACGTTTGTGGAGAAATCGGCAGCGACGAATCTGTGGCCGAATTCCTTGTCCTTGAACCACGTATCACGCGCCTGAATCTCAAGGATATTCTCCTCGTTGCCGAAAACGATATCCACGATCTCAAGGGTCTGCCGAACATTTGCCGCGCCGTTGGTGGTCGTGGTGTCATCGGGCTTGGGGTAGTAGTAGACCGTCGCCGTTCCGTTTTGGTAATCGTGAGTAGTGAGCAGATCGCAGAAGGTCGTATTGACGTTCGAGAGCGGAGCGTGAGCAAAGATTCTCAGCGTGACGTTGTGCCTCACAGCCGAATTGATCCCGCAAGAGCGTATGCAGGTTGGCGCACCGGCAAGAAGCGGATAGACAATCCCGCTCCCGGAATAGACGCCGGAGGCCGGATAAAACTCAGTGCCGAAGTTGTAGGTCGTGGTCCCGCTTCCGTCCTTTTTGTTCAGAACGATGGTAACGAACTCGACATCGGTATCAACAAATAGAGTGCTCATGGGTAGTGCTTGAGCCTCCTCAGAGTTATCTCTACAAAGTGCCGGTCGTCCTCGATGACGGTTTCGATCCAGCCTTCGATGACAACGTGTTCAAGCTTCCAAGGGAAGACGTCGCCCGCTGTGTCGTAGAGAAATAGCGGCCACTTCAGAAGCATCGGCAACGCCTTGAAGCTCGTCATCTCCGCTCGTGTGGCGGGGAATCCCAGCTTGAATTGCTTCTCGGTTTCGTATTCGTAGGACGTTTGCTGAGGTCTAAACCATCTGTCTGATTCAGGGATATCGACCCAAGGCTGAGCGAAGACCGGCGGCATGGCGAAGGAAAAGCCCGCGCTTGCATACATCTTCGTGAACGTCATGGCCTCAGTTCCGGCCGAGTCCATTTCGATGCCGTAGCCGCGATAATTCGTCGCGCCCGATACATCGATCACCAAGTCCTGAGACCTGTAGCCCGTTAGGTTTGCAGCCGCTAAGGTCGAGATGGTCGTGCCCGAGATTGCAGACCACGAACCGCCAGAACTCTTCTGCATGGCTCGGACCTGAGAGCCCGCGAGCGTCACCATCTTATCCGCCCGCGCAATCACGAGATAGTTCGCGACGTAGTTGGCGGCGAGCGAATAGCCCGGAGAAACAGCGGAGGAACTCGCCGTCCCTCTCCAGTATGTGTTTCGAGGTCCTGAAATGAGGTCGTAGATATCCCCCGACGCGGTTGAGCCGGTTATCATCGCCAAGGATGAAGCAAGGTCGCCGACGTGATTAGGGAGAAACTTAAGCGACACTTGGATACTCCCGCAGACGATAGACCTGTAAGTCCACCTGATACTTGTCGTTGAACATCGGAGTTACCTGGAGGTTCGAAACAATGCAGTGCCAGAGCTTGTCGGCTAGAATGGTTCCGGCGCTATCGTAGAGAAAGCACGGCTCTTCTTTGAGGAGGAACTGAGCCTCGAGACTTGTTGCGGTCGTTGCGGGCTCATCTTTGAATTGGATGTTCATCACCTCAGAGCAAAGGTAAGTCTTGCTGCCATTCGAATACCTATCCCAATAGGGCGAGATGGTCGGCGACTGAGGCTCGGCAAATGCAAGCGCCGTTCCGAAGTAGATTTTATTTACTATCTTCGCACCGCTGCCCTTAAACTCAACTGAGAACGCTTGCTGAGAAGCGGCAGCCGTAAAGCTTGCGACATAGTCCTGAGAGTTCTGGCCTATGCAGGTCGGTGCGCTTGCCGCGTCTTCAATGGTCGTAGCTGAGCCGGAGTAGGTCGAATACTTCCTAATGGTGTAGCCGGAGCTGTAGCGGTCCGCCCTCGTTATGACGCAACGATTCGCGCCGAGGTTCCCCCGCTTGTTCTCGTAGACGAGCCGACGAACCGCAGTGCCCGTCTGAGCCCATTCAAGGTGGCGCGGCCCTCTTGTGATGTTCTCAATGTTAGCAGTGTCGGAGGTTGCTGCGTTAGAGCTGTCGGTAGGCAAGACGAGCGCCGAATCCTTCCACACGGTGTTTGTGATTAGTTCGATTGCCATTAGCGAAGTCTTCGAAGAGGTTTGTTGTCGTCGTCCGACGCGCTGTGTCCACCCGTTGCAGCACGCGCTTGCTTTGCGGCCTCTGTTACCGCGTTCCACGCCTTCACCATCCGCGCAGCTGCGCGCTCTACCTTAACGGCTGGGTCGCTAACCGACAGCCGCGCTCGCTTCTGCCGCATCATTTGCTGCTTGCTCCACCTTGTTCCATGCCTTCACCATTCGATCCGCAGAACGTTCTGTTTTATTTGCCGATGCCTCGGAGCCGTCTCCGACATCCTTCACTCCGCCGAACACTTCTTGAAACACGCCCGAGAGCGGCTTCAACTGATTGAATATCGCAAAGACGGTATCGCCACTTGCTCCCTCGATATCCTCGAAAGAATCGATCCCCTGTGCTGCAAAACTATCAAATACTGGGGTAAGTTTGGGGTAGTTCAGCGCGATGTAATCGTGAATCTGGGCGGTTGTTTTGATTCCCTCGTCTGCGAGTTCCTTAAAGACAAAGCCTAGGCCCTTGAGCGCTTTTCGCGGGTCCTTGTCTATGTTTTCTGCCAAGATTGTGAAGGCGTCGCTAATGGAGTTCTCTCCAACTAAGTCTTTTTGGGCGAGCAAGTTGGTGTTCTGTATGTCTGCGCCGAACTCTTCAAGCGAAAGCTGGCCGTCAAGGAAAGCTTCCGTAAGGCTGTTTTTCACATCCTCAGCAGTAAGCCCGAGTTTCCCCATGAGGCCCTGCATGGTTATGAGGGCCTCGTTAAAGCTCTTTGCATCCTTTGCTTGGTTCGCGAAGATTGCCGCGACGTCTGCCCCGAGCTTTCCGCTTCCGCCGGTGGTCGCGTGTGACAATGCGTTGCCAAAGCCAACCGCGCCTGCCGCCACCGATCCCGTTGGCGCATTAATGTTGTAGTCGTTTTCGTTTAGTGGAATGTTGAGGGTTTCTAAAAAGTTCTGTCGAGCCTCGCTCTCTTGCCGCTTCTTCTTGTCTCCACTGGTGAGACTAGAGATGGCAAAGTAGGTTTGAGAAATTCCAGTTACGTCACCCGCTAGATACGTTGCCCCTCCTGCTTGCGCTGCGTCGCCGGGTTTACGGTCTGAATTCTGAAAGCGATTGTAGGCCGTATATGCCAGGGCACCGCCCGCCACGACTCCAGCCGCGGGAATGATTGCAGTGAGCGATCCCGCGATCGATGACATAGACATTGCCGAAGAGGAAAGAGAAGCGGCGTATTCGGAGCCGTTGGCAATCGGTCCAATACCGGAACCTCCGGCACCGCCGAAGATTGAGCTGGCTAGGTATTGACCTAACCCTGACGCGCTTCCAATCTGAGAAAGCAGACCGCTTCCACCCATGGAAGCCGCCACCTGGGCGAGAAGTTGAGCACCAAAACCAATAGCTACCCGCTTCAGCGCGTCTTCAAGAATTTGCTCCAGGCTCTGAGAGCTGCCAGTGATAGTCGAGGTTAAAATGTCCTCGAAGAAACCAACCGAGTTTTTGAAGGCCTCTTTGTTCCTCTCCTCCAGCTCTTTTGCACCGTCGCTTGTTATCTTAAAGAGATCCTGCGCGGCATCTGAGACTTCTTTCCCGTAGAATGTCCCGAGCGTTCCGAAGACGTCGCTGAAGCCGGTGGCGTTGAGTTTTACGAAGCTTATCGGATCGACCAGATCGCCTAGAGACTCAGAATAGACCTTCACCTCTTTCGCGATTGCCGAATACTTCTTTCGTAGCTCTTCAGCAGACTGCGCCTGTTTGTCAATGGCGACAGTGCCCTTTTCCTGCTGCTCTACGCCCTTGGCTCGCTCAGCGTTAACGGCCTCGAGTTGTCGCTTTAGGTCAGCAAGTATTTCATATTCGTCTTCGCCCGCAATTTGCCGACCAAGTGCGCTAACGATTCCGGTAAGCCCCCCAGAATTTATCTCTTCTTGGACGTTGCGGATTGCAAGGCTGAGTCTTTGCGCCTCCGCGTCTAGCGAGTTAGAAAAGAGAAGTCTTAGCCCATTCGCGGCAAAACCAGCCCACTCCTGAATTTCCTTAAGCGCACCAACAAGGACCGTGCTTTCGTTTACAAACCGGGCGATTCCGTCCTGTGCGTTCGTTATCGCTACGCCCATTTGCTGGATTATGTCGCCTGCAGTCTCACTAGCGCTTCCGGCAGCGAGCGTCTGTTTCTCTAGCTCAGCGAGGATTGCGATTCTTGCAGCTTCACGCTTGCCCGCCTCGTTCAGCTTATCGGCGGTCAACCCAATTGATTTTGCAAATTCCTCCTCAGCCTTTTTGTTATCGACCATGATTCCGAACTGCTTCAGAAGCCGATCGTTTCCAGTGGCGACCGCATTCGTGAGCAGGTCCATTGATTGTTTCGTGTCAATGCCGACGGCATCGCCCATGGCATCGGCGGCAGAAGCAACTTGAAGAAATTGGTCTGGAGACAGTCCCGCTAGTAGCGCCTGATTTGACGCCCGCATGAGGTCGGTATCGGCAAGAAGCCCTTGCGTTGCTTCCCGTAGCGTGGATAGCGCGGTGGTCGAAGCACCCGCTTTGGAATTGAGGGAATCAAAAGAGGATGCAAGCTCGGAAACCCCTTGCCCGCGGTTGATGGTGGAAATCAATGCAGTGGCGGCGGCTCCAGAGGCAGCAATTGCCGCAGCCGCCACGAGTCCTGCCGCCTTGAGAGCCTCAAAGGACGAGTTCGCTTCTTGGTTGCCCTGCTTAACCCCGGTCGCGTCCGTCCGAAGACGGATTAGCACATCTCTGATTTCGTCCGACATCCACCACCCCCAGCCCATAGAATAGGGCCAGGGGTGAGGATCTTCAGACGGTTAGGGATTAGGCGTTCCCATCTTTTTGCCGAGAACGGCTTCCATCTGGGCAAGCTCCTTCTTGGCTTCATGAAAGGCAAGGCCACTCTCGACGCCCTTTCGAACACCGTCGTGCAGAAAGAAAATTACGAGGTAGGCTAAGCATCCGAGAATGAGCGTTTGAATAATCGCGCAGTAGGTTCTCATGAATCATCCCTGCTGAACGTCCCGGTATAGACCAGCTCGCATCGCAGCAAGCTACCGTCGCATTGGGACACGTCTGAAATTGTCACTGTGGCGACTTCGGAATCATACAGGTCGCCCGCGCCACGGTTCATCGTAATGGTATAAAAATCTTGTGCGGTAACATTTCCCCCGCACGAAACGATCTCAACCTTATTGGCCGTAAGCTCCTCTCGGTTTGGAGATGTCCCGTTAAAATCATTGCCAGAAGGCGTTCTAATGGCAGCGTCGGTTCCAGACTGATTCACGGTCAAGGTGCTTTGGAACTGCTGATCGACCGGAAAGTTGCAGTTATTTTTTGCAATCCTTAGAGTTCCCCGCCAAACCCCTGCAAAGGTGTCATTGTCCCCTCCACCGCCTCCACCGCCGCCGCATCCAAGGCAAAGCAGACAAAGTAGAATCAAGCGCTTCATATTTCCTCCGTGGTTACTCGGTTACTGATTCATAATTACCAATCCACGGAGACAGGTCAACATAATGCCCTATAATGCGCCGGTAATTGACCCGCGTCACTTAGCAGCCTCTTCCCGCTCCCACTTATTCCAGACGGCATCGAGCATGAGGATGATTTCAAGGTCGGGTTCGGTAATCTTTGCCCGTCGCAGCATCATGCCTCGGACGGGTGCGAGGGTCTGACAGCGCAGCAGGAAATAGAACTCGATCCAGACGTCGAGCTCGGGCGTCATTAGCTCCGAGGTTACGCACGGGCGCAAATGACACTGAGGCTGGAACTGAGCCTTATGGTCGGCCTTCCACTTCTTAAGGAAGGAGCTTCTGCACCCTCCGCAAGTCATCTCGCCCTTTAGCTGGGCTCTGAGCCTCTTCCCGAGTGCTTCGACGAATCCGGCTCCATAGGTGGAGCGTTTTCTTTTTTTTTGGTGAGCGCTTCTAGGGCCTCGGAATAGCCCATACCAATCTCGACCTTCTCCCAGTACTCGAGTACGTCAAACATCTTTTTTGCTTCCGCAGCCGAATACTCAACAGGTTGATGCCCCTCGGGTGGCGTATGCTTCCAGCCCTTGAGGTGTCGCCACACGATGGGAGCAAGCGTGTAATAGCTAGTACTCTTGGCATCCACGAACCAATTCTTAAGCGCCTCAGGGTCGCCGTCTTTAGGGGTTTCTAGTCCTCGCTTCTTGCGAATGCCATCTGCATCGAACCGCGCCTTATCCGCCTCATCCGGGGAGAACCTCGCAATCTCGAATATAAACTCTGGATTAGCCCGTGGCCATGATACCGATACCGTAGTCGGCAGGTTTTGACGTTCCCGCATCCGGGACATTATACTTTCCATTCTGTTCTCCGCACCTCTGGTTAAAGGTGCGAGGGGTCTTTCTTACGACGCAGCAGCAACCACACCACGACAACCAATGCAAGAAATCCCCCTTCGCACGTCTGTTACGCCGACCATTTTGTCGACCTTGTTCTGTGAATCTCGGCCAGCCGGTGAGCGGTTACGCCCGACATTCCGGTAGGCGCAGCCGAACGCTTGAGGCTTTCCCATGAAAGCGTAGGCGTGAATCGGCTGTTGTTGTTCGAGAAATCGTGTCCGCCTGGAACCTGCGCCGTCGGCCATAAGTAAGGCCATTGGAACTTGAGCGACTCGTTGAGCGTCGAGCCGATGATGTTCCCGTCAAGGAAGAACTCGGCCTTAAGAGTCGTCTGTGCGAGCCACTGGCCCCACATATCCCACGACGCATTATCGAGTTCCGACATGGTGACGGTAAGCACCTGCTTGATCGGCCCAAGCTGTTGCGGCTCCATCGTAAACTGTGAGTTTGCTGCACGAAGCCCGAATATCTTGTCGTGGTCCCTGGTTATTGTCCAATTCAGGTTGGTGATTGTCTTGTCATCAGAAGACGAGAGAGAACCACCGCTATCGGCATTTTGACGGAAATAGTGATTAGCACCGCCCAGCGTCGCCTCGTTGTATGTGTATTGAGTGAGCGCCTGAATTTCAGTAACGGTGTTCGCGCTGCCTTCGGTGTATCGGTCTGCGATACCTTGGAACGTAACTGTGCCCGCCTGATTCGGCGCAATGGACAGAGACATCGATGTCCACTTAACGGACGGAATCGAGATTGTGCGGTCGGACTCAATGGAGAATCCGAGAGTCCAAAATATCCCGTAAATGGAGTTTGCAAGGTCGTGATTGACCAAATAGTCGGCCTGCGATGCTGTTTGCTCCGCCGGAGTCGACTCGGTTCCCATCAGCGACTGATAAAGCGCCAGCCAACCTTGCCCGTATGTAAGCGCGCAAGTGAGTGTGACTGTACCATCGAACTGCAATCGCTTTAGCTGCGTTCGCTGCTTTGGTGATCCAACATCCCGTTGCAATGACTCAGCGAACCCGCCACCGAGCTTGATGCTTGAACAGTAGAGGTAGATACCACCGGAAGTGATATCTGCTTCAGTGCCCCAAGTTGAACCCTTCTTAAGTCCGACTACAACGTCATTCGTTTGAATTACCGCCATCTCTCACCTCCGCCCCCGCCGAGCCCCAACCATCAGGAAGTTCCCCAATGGGTGCTCGTTCATGCTTCGCAAGTCCCGCCTTGATCATCTCAACCGCTTGCGCCCGCGTTACCTCGATTGAATTACCGATGCCGTAGACCTTGCCGTCTTCGTCTTTCAGTAGTTCGTAAACAACTTCGTTAGAAATCTGGGTTTGCTCTTTCCGCGACATAGGTCATTGTTCCTTTAATGAGTTCGCCCTGGTCGGCGTTGAAACCGGAGATGCGGTCAAGCCGAATCTCTCCGGTAGAATTGACGAGGTCGACAGTGTTCGAGAGGCGAGAGCCGAGAGAGCGAATTGCTCCCCGTACGATTCTTGCTCCATCGATAATCGCGTTAACCCCAGCACCGTTGATACCCAGGCTTTCAAATCCCTGAATCTTGATTGTATATGTCCGTCTCGTAATATTGCCCGCCGCATACCAATCATCATTTGCAACTACTTCCACTCCCCAGACCCGGACCTGTCTTCTGCCTCCGACATCGGCCATCAAGTACTTATCCACGAGCGAGGCCTCTTCCCATTCGAGCAGGTAGTCCTTGACGTTCCCGTTCGTTTCATCGAATCCCAGAGAGCTTGCTACCCCTCGAATAGCCCCTACGATCACGTTTCGAACCGTCGGCTCCTTGCTCGTTGCCATCAGCGAATAATCGCAACCGCCCCGCTGAATGCTCTCTCATTCGGCGTTGGCCTGTCGTCCCCGTCCGTATCTACGCCAACCGGAATCACCGTCAGCGCCTCTTCAAAAAGTCCGTTGTAAATGTCGAATTTCTTTGCCCAGAACTCGTTGCCCTGACCGCTGAGGTCCAGGCAACAGTAGGCCGTCGCGAGAAGTTCCACAGCTTCGTTAAGCAGCTCCCGGTTAAAGGTTCGTTTTCGGTTGTAGCCCCGGTTTCGCAAGATGCGGTCAACTCGGGTGATGGCGTCTCGGATCTTTTCGTCAATGAAAGTCTTGCGCGGGAGGATGTCCCCTATCTTCGACTCTCGCCCGACGATGTCATTCGGCCTTACGCTAATCTTTGAGGTAAGCGCATCCGGCCGATAGACAAAAATCTGTTCAGTCACCGATTGAACTGGCCCATCAAGCTCAAAACGGAATCGTGTCGTTACGAAATACGGCTCATAGTCTTCCGAGGACTCGGGGTCATCGTCTGTTAATGCTGGGAATACGATTGAGTAGGAGCCGCGCTGGCCCTCGGTCCATTCAGTAACATCGCTGCCAATGGCGCCGGTGGTGACTGTGTTATTCTTCTGCGCTGCCGTGGGCTCATCCGCATAAATTCGGGCCGTCACGATGCTATGAGCCGGCACACTCTCATCACCCGCAAGCGGGTTGAACTGAAAGTTTATGCTACGCCCATATACGTGCCGGGTGATCATTATGCACAAATCCAAGTGTCAGCAGCGGTTGAATAGCAAAGAATCGGCTTAATGCCGGTCAGCGCGGAGAAAGCAGCGTTCGCCGATCCCCCGTTCACGGTCCCGCCAGATGCTGCGTAAATCTTCAGCACTCCCGACGTCGCATTTAGAATGATTTCAAACTGTCCCGCAGTTGAGGTCGCAAACTTGACGCCTACGGCTCCGTCTGCGCCGGTCACTCGGTGAATCTGCGCGGTAGCGGAAAGGGCAGTGGCGTCAGCAACAGTCGTTCCCGCAGCCGCTACGACTTCATAGTTGGCGGCCGGAAATGCAATCCTAGTGGTAGAAATCCCACCTGAGAATGTTTGCAGTGCGGTATAGGTAACTAGATCCGGGTTAGTTGCGGCAATGCAAAGCAGCCCCAGAATCGAAATGAGAAAGATTTTCAGTTTCATGACTTACCCTTTTTGTGTTCGCCCCAGTCTCGTCGCTTGTCCTGCACGTCAGCCCTCTCGCAGATAGTTCGATGCGCAGTCTCGTAAGACATCGGCTTGCCGGTCATCTCACTATGCTTCTTCAGCTCCCTTGCGCAGTCTTCTCGGGCCGCGCGTCTTGCGTCCTCACGATCCGACATCTGCCCCCTCGCCCTTCTGCGCCTGCTTTCCGGTTCGAGTGCTTTGCTTTTCTGACTTGGCTAGTTCCGCCGCCTCAGCCTCAGCAGCGGATGCCTTTGCCGCCTTCTCTGCATCTCGTTCAGCTTGAGCAGCATCACCGAGAGCCTTGAGTCGCGCGATCTCCTCATGCAATGCCTTGTTCTCAGCTTCCAGAGCTTCCTTCTCAGCACGAATCAGTTCAGGAGGTCGGGCATAAGAGCCAAGTCTCCGCTTCATCTCCGCCACTTCTTTCGCCTTGTTCGGAAAATCGCGGACGATGTTGTCAAGATTCTGGTGCTCAACGACAGCAAAGCCCTTGAAGGCCCGACAGAACTCGACATGACTGAGGTCATCAAGCGCGGTTACCGGATAGTAAACGTAGGTGCGTTCCCGAATGTCGTGTTTTGAGACTTCATCCTTGGTTGCCCCCGATCTGGAGTGCCTGTGATTCGGAGATTCCATGACCACGCATGGATACGGTTGCTTTTCTGGTGCGTCCATTGCTTGCCTCAAATACGGGGGATTTCTCCCCCTGGTTGTTAAGTGTCAGACTTGACCATGCAGCCAGACAGGTCTCTGCGCTCAATGACCTTAAAGAAAGTCCAATTAAGGATTTCAGTTGAGAGTCCGTTGATTGCAGCCGGGTCCTTCAGTGTGTTGTTCACTCCGTTTCGCCCATCGACCCCTGCGTGAAAGCACTGCATTGGATCCCAAACGCACGCTTGGTCGTCACCACCGGAGGTTGCAAGACCATCAGTTTGATAGAGGTCGATACCCATCACAGAGCCAGCGAAACCGCTGGCGGGCTGAGGCATTCCGAGAATTCCCAGAAGCTCCATGTTTCCGAAGGCGCTCGCGGTCGTTGCCACGATTTCCTTTTGAAGTTCCATGATGCCCTTGAAGTCGAACATCCCAACAAGCTTCCCGGAAAACGCACCTTTTTCCGCCGACACAATGTTGTATCGAGCGTCAATCAGGTTGTTAATAACGAGAGTCGAACTTGCTGTGACAGTTGTGGAAATCGAGGGAAACAGCGCCTTCAGGTCGGCGTCGAACAATCGAGCCAAAGCGCGGCCGAACTCAGCGGAGAACCTCTCGAGCTTTGCCATCCCGCCCCCGAAGCGAGCCGCTTCAACGGTGATCTTACTTCCGATTACGGCCTTCTTGGCGGTGCAGGTTACCGATGTGTCGGTCAGCTCGGAGTTCGCTGAGTATGAGTAGTCGGTGGATTCCGCCAGAGTCTCCGCAACAAGGTATCCGCTAATTGGACACTTGATGACGTTGGTATCGTCCGGAAAGACCTCAGTCGTTACGAGCGAAAGCCCTTGCGAGCCGTTTACAAACGCCTCTCCGATCAATGCGGAGACCGCGTTCGCCTTGATAATTAAATTACCTAATTCAGTTTCGTATGCCATCCCCACCACCACCGTTAACGGCTAAGCTCCCGGTGGTGGCTGGATGCTTATCCTTTTCGGAGCACCTCGCGAGCCAAGTCCGGGTTGTTAGCCAACAGCTCCCGACCCCTGTCAGGTAGCTTTGCCAAGTCTGCAATCGTCGTAGCGGGCGCTGGGGCTGTGCCCTTCTGCGTTCCGCCGCCCGCCTGTTGCGGGTTCCGAGCGTATTGCGGTTTCTTTTCGAACCATTTTTCGAGGAACTGTTTTGGGCTTAGCGCGCTCTCTTTTACGACAGCGTTTGTGCCGTCTTCACTCACGTCAAAGAGATCTTTGGTGAGCGTGTAGACGTCATCGGCCATTCCATCAGCGGCGAGATTCGCGATTATTGCGCGAACATCTTTTTCAACCGTCACGGCACGCAGTCTTGCTTCAGCTTTGTCGGCGCGGTCTTTCTCCGCAGCGATTTCGATCTGAGCGTTCTCGCGTATCTTGTCGGCGTTTCCGCCTTTAACTAGTTCGTCGGTTTCTTTCGCCTTGGCCTCTTTCTCAAGAGTCTTCAGACGCTCCGCGGTTTGCCGATGTTTGGCTGCGAGGTCGTTAAACTTCGCTTCCCAATCGGGCTGCGGGTCGGGTTTTGTTGTGTCGCCTTTCGGCGCACCATCGTCGGTTTTTACTTCACCTTCGACGGGTGGTTTTACTTCTGTGCTCATGATGTGGTTGCTCCTTACTTTATGTCAACGATCGCCTTAATGTTCTTATCGATGGCCTTCATGATGGATTCCTGAAGTCGCTTGAGATCCGCTTTTCCCAACTGAAACCACCCCACAAAACCGCGGGCGTAGAGAGACGCGGCAAGGCCAGCATTCGATAATCCGCCCTCGCGTGTTCCCTGAAATGTGATTGTCCCTTCCTCGTCCACCGACTTCGGGACGTTTACGTTCATCGATCTATGTAGCTCGCCGGTCACAAGGAGGTTTACCGTCGACCCTCCATATGCCGGGCCGTAAGTCTTTTCAGGCCTGCTCTTCTTCCGCTTCTTCTGTCCACGCACCTCTATTCCTCGTGCCTTGGCGTATGCATATGCTGGGGAATAGGGCCTCAGAGCGACACCGTTGGCGTCTTTACCGTCGTTGAGATTGTCCTCGATGCGAGTGCGAGAGGTCTGGAGCTCCTGCCCGATTACTTTAGGCAGCCCCAGTTTCTCTACCCATTGGTCCTCGATCTTAATTTCTGGGAAGTCGATCTCAATTTTCACAGTGACACCATGAACTTTATGAAGGCCCACCAAAGAAAGAAGTTGATAGCAATGCAGGTAAACATGACGGTGGAGAACCCTAGTCTGAATAGAAAGCGATTCATGCTGCCTCCTGTAGTTGCTGCCTCGGAACGAACCCAAGCGAGACCGCATAGTCTTCAGTTACGGGGCTCCATTGATGCCTGCAGCGAGGATGTCCACCGCCGATAAGCGGATTTCGTGTCAGGTTCTTGTGCAGGCCGACCGTGATTTCGTCTTCGTAAAGCATGCCCTCGACGCCGTGCTTGTTTATGTGCAGCATCGCGTCGCACTGTTCTGAGGTAATCGCGTCGTCTGGTCCTAGGTACTGGTATATCTTCATGTCCAGCACCTGCGCCTTCTGAACGGTCACGGCTCGTTGGTATTGCGCATATATGTCATCCACAAGCACATTGGCATTGCGTGTGCTGGGGTCCATTTCAAGGATGGTGTTTACGAGTTCCGAGCGGTCGACGTTTCCGACAGCAGCTTGGAGCAGATGAGATTGCACCGGCCCGACAAGCGCGCTTTCGATGTGAGAGGTAAGCTCGTTACGCCCAAAGTTAATGAGCGCATGCAGCCCCTCCTCGTCAATTCCGGCAAGAGATGGCTTGACGCCGAATGCTTCAAAGTATTCGAGAGCCTGCTTTGTTACAGCCGGAAAGCGGTCGAGATAGTCGGCAATGACATCCTCGTAGCCGGAATCGGAAAGAATCTTCGACAGGTCGTTGATGACCTTCGTAGCGTCGTTCATGTTGATGGCGTCGGTCGCGCTCTTGTCCTTCTTTGAGATGAATCGAGCCACACGAAGGAAGTATTGGTCGTAGAGCTGTTGCAGTTCCTTTTCAAATGCTTCGACGGCCTCCTGTTGAGCCTTGGCGGAATCCTTCGCGTGAGACACAAGCTTCGCCTTCGGCGGGATCGTCTGCTTCATCATCATTGAGTCAACTCCGCCCCGAGGTTAGGGCGTCCGTTTATGTTGACCTGCGATGCGAGCCTAGATCCTGATTCAGCGACATCGATGTTGTCGTAGAGCTCTTGTCGAACCTCGTCTTCGGTGGTCCCATCATCACGGGCAACGAAGCGCATTCGAGATACGGCGGTCTTGAGCGTTTCCTTTTGAACCGATGGAACGCCAAGCTGACCCGCCATACTGAACACTTGCTGACGTTCGGATGCTTCCTGCACCTTGTCATCAAGCCCGTACTCCCGGGCGATGCTGACTGCGATCTCTGCGTTAGGCTCGCCCTCGAACATTGCGTGAAAGCGATAGATCTTCTTCTGGAAGTTCGTTAGGAGATTCAGCGTCACGTCATAAAGCTTACGTCGCGCTTTAGTGTCTTTCTCTTTCGACTCGGATGACTGGATGTTCTTGGAATCATCCGCCATTTGGTTATGTTCTTTCATGCCAACACGGCGAGAATAGACTCGCATCTCTCCGATTTGCTCGGTGAGAGCTATAGGATCTCCGGCGTCAATGCTGTGAACCGTAACATCCCTATCGGCCATATGCGTGATGGTAGATTCCGACATGACTTCAAGTTCTTTCGCATCGCCCCCGGCGACAATTGACTTCTTGAAGCCTTGGTAGTGGTTCACGTTGTCTCGAACCGAGAGGCGATTCATCATCGCCTCGTTCACGTATGTCGAATCTAAAATGAAGGACTTGCTTGGACCCTCGCCCATTAGCGCAAAAGGGATTTCTGTTACCTTATCTCCAAGCTTTCCAGCTGGGCCGGCTTCCCCGGAAATGGTGGCGTCTTTACCTATTTTAGCATTCGTCTCAACGAAATAATCTCTCCAGGTCACGGGACCCACGCCATCGGAAACGTATTCGCGGAGAACTTTCTTTTCCTTTTCGCTTATGACCCGAATGCCGTTTGAAAGCAGAAGTCGGGAGAGTTTCCCCTTGTTCGGTCCGCTCTTGAAGTACTCCCAATTGAGAATCTCGGAGCCGCAATACTTGACCTGATAGCTACGCGTCTTCTTAGCCTGCGCCTCTGCCTTGGTTGGCGGAACGCTTTCTTCCTGGTCGACCAATACCCCGACTATCCCGTCTCGGCAGTAATCGAGCAAAAGCTCCTCCGCCATCTCCTGATAGGGCTGCCCAAACTGCGTGACATCGTCTTTGATTTCCTTCCAGGTGTCTCTGTCCGGAAGGGTAAGATCGATTGGCTGACTCATGTGCGAGACATGGACTTCGAGATACGGACGAACAACGTTCTCGTTATAGAGACGCTCTCGCCTGTTGGCGAAGGCTCTGCGGCCCTCCGCGGTAGCGGGACTCTCAGAGTTATATCGAATCAGGTATTTAGCAACGATTTCGGGCCGCCCATCCACGAAATCGGCTATCATCTTGAACGTCTCAAGGTTCTCCGAATACTTGGGATGAACTTTTAGCTTTATGCTTTCCACTAGAAAGAAACGCCCTTTGATTCGAACCTGACTTCCGGCGGCTCGAGCACTATGAGCCCCATGTCCACCGCCTCCATTGGGTGGGTGGTATCCGAGTCTCCGCCGGGCTTCTTAATCCCCGCCTTGCCGTCGGTTTCGCATGTTTTTGCTGACATGATGACATTGCGGCACGACCTATCGATCTTCAAACGGTTAAGGGAGAACAAGTGGTTGGTGCAACGAGACCTCTCTTCAATGAATGGGTTCTGCCGATGCGCCTGGAGATGAATCAGCGGGTAGTGGGGTTTGAGGATCGACTGCATCACCTGATAGCCGGTTGTGTAAGTCTGGTCCGACCGATTCCAGCCCCGGGCGTCACCCAGGATCGTGATGTTGAAATGTTTGAACTGCGCGGGGGGAAAAGCGTTGATGAATTGCTGGCAGGCGTCTTGCACGTTTCGCCCGTTAGACCCGTTTTCTTTCACCACCCAGTATTCATCCCCGACCCGCTGGATGACGACCCAGGTCATCTTCGCCACGTTCCAATCCCAGGAGAGATACATGTATGGCCAAGCCGGATTGAACGGATAATTCCCGACATGCGCCCGCTCGTCGAACTTGAAATAGAAGGCGTTGCGGGAAAGCGAGACGAACTCGCCCAGAACATAGTTTGCGTAATACAAAGGGTCCCAGCCGAACTCTCGCTCGAGCTTGGCGAGGAATCTCTTGGATAGGTAGGGGTTGTCGTGCGACCGCCCGTGCAGGAGCAGCTTGCTGTTACCTTTCGAGATTACCCCTTCTCTGGTCAGGTGCTCTGGGTTAAATCTTTCATAGACCCAATTCAGCCCTTCGGGCGTAGTGGTGTCGAGAGTCTGGGGGAACTCCGCGCGCGGGTTCCGGTTCCGCATTTCGCAGTTGTTCTTTACCTCCACCGACATGATGGAAGACTCGTCGCGCCAAATACCCCCTGTGTTGTATGACGCAATCTTTTCGGGCTTCTCGCCGCTTAGCCCGATAACTCGCTGGTCAGTGTCGTGGAAATGAAACACGAAATCGGAGCGGTTGTAGCTGTAGTCCTCGCCCTCCTCCATGCCGCAGAGCTTCAGGAACTTTTCGTATTCAACAAGGGTGCGTTGCTTGAGCATCCGATAATCAGGGGCAACGATTAGCCACTCATCGCACTTGGGAGAGCGGAGGCGCCGATACTCAAGCCAGGGAGGGCCGAAATGGGTCTTTCCATACCCTACGCCAGCCACGATGCCGTGGTCTTCGTGCTCCAGGTCAAAGAGCAGGACATCCTGCCCATGGTGAAGGGTTGCATCCTCAGTCCTCTTCATTGGAATCGTCCGCTGAGGAGGTTTCTATGCGCTCACCAGGTCCGGTGACCCGGAATGTAATTTGGCGTTTCTTTTTCTTGCCGGGGTCTGGGGCATCCTCTCGATATCCAAGCCGAGACTTGGCGTAAAAGATGGCAGCAGAGTCCGACTTGCCGAACATCGCCCGCTGGTAAAATGATTGTTCGAATGCGGCCATGGCCTTGGCGTTGCCGACACTTAGAACCTCCTTGAAGTGGTTTTTGAGCGTTGATTCAGACACGCCAATAGAGGCGGCTATGCGGTCCTGCCTGACGCCGTTCTCGGCAAGGGCCTTCACCACCGCTTCCTGCTCGGGCGTAAACTCAATCCGCGGTCTGCCGGTTTTTGCCATTCATGCGGCTTTTTATAGGGGCCAAAAAGTAATGTGGTCTGTGATTAGTCTACTGGCGAGCGCGGTTACTTCGAACGGTTAGAGACCCTGAGGCCAGATTCGACTCGGTGTCGCTGAGCGGAAGCGAGCTGTGTGTGATGCCCGTTTGCGGCGAGCCTATCGAGGTATGGTGTGATGTCTTGCGGGAGGCCGAGGTAGCTCGCGACCCACCGATAGGAAAAAGGGCCATCCTCGTCAGAGGTGAACCAATCCCACGCCTGCTTTGCGTGCTGCAGGAGTTCGTCGTGCTCGTTGAGCTGGTTGGTTACCCGCATCCGACGATAGCCGCCCAGGTCAAGTTCTATTGCGGCGTTGTAGCCCTGCTGGAGTTCGTGCTCCCAATTCTCCCATGTATCTCTTGGTCTGGTAACGAAATCATCGAGGGCCCGCCGGAACGCTGCCCAGAGAAGTTTTCTTTCGGCTTCGATGGCATCAAAAACGCTTTCTTGGGGCTCCATTTGTGGGCCCTTAAAGGAAGCTTTGCTCCCCCGGTCCAAATAGGCATCGAAAGCGCCTTCACCCATTTTGCAGCATCTCACAGATGCGGTCGCCTCTGCCTGGGGGCTTAGGCGTGACCTGGTGGTACCACTTGGAATCCTTGGCGTGATAAGCGGCCGCGGCCCAGTCGCCGATACGAACCGCACCAATCATTCGCGTGAAATTAAGGAGCCGCAATCGGCCGAGATTGAACGCCATCTCGATAAGAGCGGCTTGGCGTCGGGGCGATGCGGTATCGAAAGCATCGCCAAAAATATACTTGGCATCGGCGACGGCTACGATGATGTCTTCCGAAAGCATCTGCTCTGCGATTGCTGCGGAGATGCCGTTGTCCTCGATGTTCCGACCGTAACCTATGGTCAGCTTGCCTTCCGTGTCGGGGTAGAGTTTTAGCGCCGGGCGGCAGTTGCGACCCTCGGCGCACTTTATGTTTTCACGGGCTAGTAAGATGGGATCTGGATTAGATTCGTCCGCCATTTGCCTCCGCAGAAGGGGCAAGATGGGGAGATAGGCCTCGATGCCCGATATTCTTCCTGCTTATTCAACCGATTAAAAATTAATGGTTGAATCTTTCGATGATATCGGGTATCTAATAAGGAGATTCACTTCCGCTGGCCTATTTCCCACTTGCCAGCGAAGCACCGAACGGCCTCATATATACTTATTATCAGGTATATATAGCAGGCTGAGGAGGTGCCTCGCAAAGCATAGATAACACGGGGGAAAACCCAGCGGAACTCTAAAAATAGGAGTTTCGTATGGAGACACAGAAAGACAATTTGCCTAGCCCGATATCCTCGGCGGGCTCACCTGCGATAATGGGCGCCCTCACCCCCGCCCAGGTGATTGCCCAAATACACCTAATTCAGTCGTTAATGAGCGACGTCATGAAAGACGGCGAACATTACGGGAATATGCCTTTCCAAAAAGAAGGCGAAAAAAAGGTGCTTTTCAAATCCGGCTCAGAAAAGCTCGGATTCACGTTTCGTCTCACTCCAAGCTTCGAAATAGACCAGCGTGACTTTCCAAATGGGCACCGCGAGATCCGCGTCGTTACCACGTTGACACATATTCAGACCGGAGAGGTCTGGGGCGAAGGGGTTGGGTGCGCCACGACGATGGAGAGCAAATACCGGTATCGCAACTCCGAGCGAAAGTGTCCGCATTGCCTGAAAGAAACAATCATCAAGGGCAAGGATGAGTACGGCGGTGGCTGGCTATGCTTCGCAAAACGAGGCGGGTGTGGAGCTAAATTCAAAGACGGTGATGCCAGCATTGAAAAGCAAGTCCCGGGAAAAGTAGAGCATCCCGACCCAGCCGACTACTACAATACGGTCTTAAAGATAGCCAAAAAGCGGTCGCACGTTGATGCAATGCTGACCGCCACTGCTGCCAGCGACATATTCACTCAGGACCTTGACGACATGGCCGACCTTCTTGCCGGTCAAGTAATTGACGTTACGCCTAAGGAGCAGCCTGCCGCAAAGAAGGCCGACACTCAGCGTCAGCAACCTGCGCGTAAAGCCCCTACTCCTGCCGCTGAAGATGTTTCGCAAGAGATCCTGCCAGAGCCGCTAGCAAACCCCTGGATGCACAAAATCCAATGCTCTCAAGGCGTGAGCATACAAGGCAAAGGTCGGTATCTCTTCGAGGCCAGTTATGACTGGATGGTCAAATACACAAGTGCCGCACTCCGCAACCGCCTGTCTCCCGAAGATATCGCCAACATCATTGCAGCCCAAGCTCAGCCAGAGCTCAAAGAACCGGCTCGGGCCGCCGTGATGGGAACTCCGGCAGACGACGAAGATGACGATTACAACGCACGTTTTAGCGAACAGGAGGCAGCATGAGCTTGTACGAATTAGCCGCAGAATTGCGGGAAGTAGAAGAGTTGATTGAAGCGGCAGAGGCAGAGGGGGCGCAAGCCGCCCCTGCCCTTCTGTCCGAAACCATCGATTGTATCGAGATGGATATTGCGGCCAAAGTAGATTCCGTCGTGCGCTACATTGAGAACGAAGGTGCCCGCGAAGCTGCCCTTGCAGAAGAGATCAAGACCCTCCAGGCCAAGAAGAAAACGGCGGAAAAGCGTCAGCAATGGCTGCGTGAGTACCTGCGTGACTTCTTGCTGAATACCGGTCGGGACAAGTTCGAGACGCGGATTCGCAAAGTGTCGCTCAAGAAGCCGGTGAAGAGTTTAAACGTCGACCTCTCCAAGCTCTCGGAGTGGGACGAGAAGCTTTATGCCACGGCGGTCAAGATTGGGGCCGTCGAGGAGAAACGCGAGGTCAAGAAGACCTTGCTCAAGGCCATGCCGGATTACCTCTCTCTGCCGGGAGTTGAGGAAGTTGAAGGCGAATACAGCATTATCATTCGATAGGACAAACCCGATGAAGAGCAGAGTAATTAAACCTGGTTTCTTTCTGTCCGAAGAGCTGGCGGAGCTCGACGTGCGCGCGCGTCTGCTCTTCATCGGTCTTTGGTTGGCGGCGGATCGTGAAGGACGGTTTGAGTGGCGACCAAAGAAGTTACGGGCCGAAATCTTCCCGCACGAAGCAATCGACGTCGAACCACTCTTAATGTCGCTACATGACGCGAAATTCATCTGCATGTATCGACATGATGGTAAGGTCTACGGATTCTTACCGAATTTCCGAAAGCACCAGAAGATCCACAAACATGAGGCCGCCAGTGTTCTTCCTGCCCCTCCTGACAATGTAGCTACATCTCCCGACATTCCGCTACATGATCAGACAACCTTACCGAGTGTTCAAGGTACAGGTACAAGTAAAGGTACAGGTAGAGGTACAGGTAAGAGCACCCCGCCCTCCCCGGTGGATAACTCTCCCGAGACCGTAGCCGTGGAATCTGAACCGGCGTTTGAAGCTCCGCTAACCTTCCCTGAAGGCGTCGATGACGAGGAGTGCCGCATCGCTTGGGACGAGTGGGTTGCTCACCGTCGCCACATGAGAAAGCCCTATCGAGGACGAGCCGAGGAGCAGAAGGCGCTGAGCGTCGCCGGGAGATTCGGCCGTGAAGCCTTTCTCTGGGCGGTCAAACACTCCTTACCACCAAACAGTTATCAAGGGCTCTTCCCCGAAAAGTATCGGCCTGAAGGCCGAACACAAACCCCTTTCAAATCCGCCGCCGAGCGCAGGCTGGAGAGCCGCACGGCAGCATTCGATGAGTTTGAGCGCAATGTTGAGAAAAAGCGAGGTGTAAAATGATGACCACAAAAGAGTCGAAAATTATTTGCGATCTCTGCTTTGCCGAGTCGCTGAAAGAGCCTACTGCTGCCGACTACGAGAGCTTTTACGGTCTGCTGCGAGATTACTCGCTCGAAGAGGCAGAGCAGGCGTTTTATCGCTGCAAGCGCGAGAATGCGATTGTTAGGTCAACTGACATCCTGAAGTCGATTCACAATTTCCGGAAGGCGCTACAGAGCAGCAATCGGCCAAACATTCCGCCCCCCCTGCCTGACGACAAGATCCGGCAGGAGATTGAAATTGCCCGGCGGCGGCACCCAGAATTTTTCCGCGACAAGGAGGCCGCATGAGGCAGCAATCTGTCCAGTTCCATCCGTATATCGACCAGCGCCTGCAGAAAGAAGCTGGTGAGGGGCAACGTGTGTCCCGACGCGTTCAGGAGATTCTAGGTGAGCACTACGTCCGCGACGACATCGAGCAGGGGCGCGGCAACACGGAGGACGCGAAGGAGTTTCGTGACTGGTTCCGCATTTGGCAGCGAGAGAACGAACTGCGTGACGCCCGAAGGGCGGAGCGTTTAGCGAAGGCAAAAGCGCGTGGGAAGTAAAATTATTTTGCTCGATGAGCACCGAGATGTGGGCAACGTACCTTTGAAGGTGCGCGACGTAAAGAGATTTGAAGTTGTTTGGCCTGAGGAGGCGCTCCCAGAGACAGCGCGGAAGGATTCCCAGTGGTGGGTCCCGGTAACAATCTGGGCGATCTTCTTCGGGGTTTTAGTTGTGCGGTTCTTTTATCTTTAGGAGGAAAAAATGAAAAAGTTAATTGCTCTGTTTTTAGTATTGGTTTGTTCGGTTGTTATGACTGACGAGTATGCATCGGCAGCTCGACGTGCAAGTCACGATACGCCCACACTACGCATGATTGAAAAGGAAGGTCGCAGACGCGGAGCATCTCGAAAGTTAATTCGGGCGGTGAAGACCATCGCTTGCATTGAGTCGAGTTGCGGCGTTAACCCCATTCCAGCTCGCGAGAAATCGCGCACATGGGCAAAACTCGCGCGTAAAGTAACGAGCAATAAGCAGAGACAAGACGCGCTCATGCACAGTTGGGGCAGCACTCAGCTATCGGGAATCTACACATACCTCGATTACGGCGTGGAGCCTGAGCAGCTCCTCGATGACGAGGTGAGCATTCCGATCAGCTTTGATAAGGCCGAAAAACTCTTCAGGCAATGTCGCGAATCTACTTACTGCACTTATGCGAAATGGAACGGAACTGGCGAGAAGGCAAGGCAATATGCCCGAAAAGCTCAGGTCTTAGAAGCGTTTGTCTAAAACAGGACTAATTCTGACGGCCCAGACGTAACTCAACGAGAGGTATCAGCGATGAAATACACACTTATTAAATTATTAATCTTTGCATTTGGCTCAGCAGTATCGAGCCACGGAGGTAGTATGTCCACGCAAGGTAATGCCAGGGGGCTCATCGCGCTCATCCAGCAGTTCAAAGACGAAGAAGTATCGAGTAACGTCCACACCTATAGGGCTAAGGAAACCGACCTGCGGCACTTCGTGCAGTTTGCTTCTGCGGCTCGCAGGGTCAAACCGTTTCAGCTTAATATTAATGACCTTAACATCGTTACAATCAGAGGTTTCATTCAGAACCGCATCGATGTCGGGGAAGCGCCTGCCACAATCAACAGGCGTATCTCTACAGTAAAGCATCTCTGCAACTGGCTCGACCTTGATGTGGAACCCCAGGGCTGGCGAAATCCGGCGATAAAGGTTCGTAATCTGCCAAAGCAAAAGGTGCATAGTCCCGATGCTCTTACGGCCGAGGAGGCTGAACGTCTCAAGTTCGCGGCGAACCAATACGGCACCACCGAATTCATGCAAATGCGCTCGCGCGCCATTGTGGAAACCGTGCTCGCCACCTCGATGCGGCCTGCAGACTTACGTAGGCTGAGGCTGAGGCACCTTTCCGGCGACCTCACGAAGATCCTCGGCCTGCCGACCAAGTTTCAGCGGGTTCGTAACTACGTGGTGCGCTCGGACCTCCGGATGGTGCTTGAAAAATGGATCTACGTAAGAGAGTCCGCACTAGTTGACCGAATAGACGGTTACCGCGGGCTTACGAACCAAGAGAAGGAAGAGCTTCCTCTCTTTCTCAGTTTTCGGGGTTCTAACCTGCGCGAACCCGAATCGTTTCAAATGGCTACCAAAACGATCTACCGCACGTTTGCAGGAGCAAGCGGCATTGCAAAGATTCCGGTCGCCGCTGGCCGCAAGTGTCGGCACACGTTTGCCCACCAGGTTCTCGACGCGACCAAAGACATCCGACTGGTGTCGCAGTTGCTTGGCCACAGCGATGTCAGAACCACCATGCGTTACACCGAACGGTCGGACGCGCAAATGGCGGAGCAACTCGAGAAGACAAGACGAAGAAGAGCATAAAAAAAGGCAGCAACCACATGACAAACCAAGAAACAGATTTTACGGCGCTTATTACCTACTCGGTCACAGAGGCCGGACTAGCGGAGATTCAGAAGCGGATGCTTCCGATGGTGGTATCCGGCATCGATGACGAAGCCGGATACGTCGCCTGCAAAGACGCGCGGAAAGAGTTGGTGTCGTTGCGTCAAGCCGTCGAGAAGCGTCGCAAGGAGCTCAAAGAGGACTCTCTCAAATTTGGCCGAATGGTCGATGCGGAGGCGAAGAAGATTCGCGAGGCGCTCGAAGCGGTCGAGGAGCACCTGAACAGCCAGCTTAAAATCGTCGACGACGAGGCGGAGCGGCGGCGCACCGAGAAGGCGCGAAAACTTCAGGACCGGGTGGACCGGCTCGCGAAGTACAACGCGCCAGCAAACCTCGCCGCCCTGAAGGCAATGTCAGATGAGAACTTTGCCGCCCTCGAGGACCAAGCTCGCGAGATGTGGGAGGCCGCCGAACAGGCAAAGCAGGCCGAGAAGGAACGGCTTGCCAAGGCCGAAGCGGAGCAAAAGCGCTTGGATGCCGAGAACAAGGCTAAGGAAGACGAAGCTGCAAAGCTCCGAGAGGAGCTGCTTGAGAGCAAGCGCAAGGAGCTGGAAGCGCAGGCAGAAGAACTGCGGAAGTCTAAGGCTCGGGAAGTTGAGGCCGAGAAGGAACGGCAGGCTGAGGTTGAACGGGTTCGAAAAGAGGAGGCGGCAAAAATTGCGGATGCCGAGCGCGCTCGAGTGCTGGAGGAGCGTAAACAGTTGGAGGCAAAAGCGGCGGCCGACATTCAGGATCGCAAGCTGCTGGAGGAAATCAAAGCCCTCTTCCCTACTCTCGACAAGGCATGGGTGGAGATTGCGCGGCTGACGAAGCTGCTCGGTGGTGATGACGTAGAATTTTAAGGAGGAAGCGTGAAAAGAAGATACTCGTACGAAGAGGCTGTAGACGAAGTGAGAAGCAGAATTGGCTATGGCTGTAGTGCCTCTGCGCTCGCCGAAAAATGCGGAGTCTCCCAGTCTATGGTCTCTGAAATTCTCAGCGGGAAGAAAACCGCATCTCTGCAAACAATGAAGAAACTTGGCTACGACGTTGTGTTCGTTCGGAGGAAAAGAGCATGAGCCTATATCAATTTCGCCCACTTCCTCAACCGTTCAAGACGAAGTACCGCCCAGGGTCGCCGTTCTTCGCGGAATACACGGACACCGAAATCCTGCTTGAGCGCGAGATTCGGCACCTAAACGCGCGCAACGTCGTCCTTCAGGCTGATTGCTTGCCGTCGGAGATTCGACTTGATGGGACGTTGAAAGCGAATGCCCGACTGCGCTCCCCTGGGGTGATTCTGTCATTCGATTCGAAGCACGGGCCCCTCTCGTACCCCTGCGACAAGTTCAACAACTGGCAGTCGAATGTTAGGGCCATCGCGCTGGCACTCGAAGCGCTGCGAAAGGTCGAGCGCTACGGCGTGACGAAGCGCGGCGAGCAGTATCGAGGTTGGGAGCAGCTTCCCGAACCCGACCCGACCGCCATCATTCTCAAGTACGCACCGCACTCGGCGAACGACATTAAGAACGCCGTGCGAGAGGCGAAAAAGAAGACCCACCCGGATGCGGGCGGAACTCACGAGGACTTTATAGCGGTCTGTAATGCGGCTGAGAGCTTAGGATTGTAGGAGAGAGCATGAAAGAGCGACCGATACTTTTCAGCGGCCCTATGGTGAGCGCGATTCTCGATAGGACTAAGAGTCAGACTCGTCGGGTGGTAAAGTTCCCCATCAAGTGCCCTGACTCTGGATGCGAATTAGCAGGGAACGAATTGAATGGCGAACTCCAGCGACACGCCGGGCAGACAAACCGCGTATGCCCTTATGGCGGTCCAGGCGATCGCCTTTGGGTGCGCGAGACTTGGCAGCATGCGCCTTCGGATTACTGCTACTGCCCTCAACCGTCGGAACCGACTCCTTGTGACCGTTGGAGCATGGGTATCGGCTGCCGACGCCGACTTACAGAGGTTCTTTACCGCGCAGATAGGCACGAGGCACCTAGCTGGAGGCCGTCAATCCACATGCGTCGTGAAGATAGCCGGATTACGCTTGAGATCACTGGCGTCCGAATTGACCGCCTTAACAACATCAGCGAACGAGACGCGCAGGCGGAGGGGGCGTGCCGAGAGCTGCGACCCGGATTGTCTGATGAATTTTATGGCTACGACAATCATCGCTCCTACAGGAACGGGTTTCACATTTTGTGGGAATCTATCAACGGCGCAGAGTCGTGGGCAGCAAATCCCTGGGTCTGGGTAATTGAGTTCAAGAGAGTTAACGATGACCGCTAGAGACTTCACCGACAACGAGCTGACCGCGATGGTCAAGTATCTGCGATGTCAGGCGATGGCTTACGCGGGTTTTAATCTTGAGCTTCAGCGCCAATGCCTTTTGAACGTCGCAAAGAGTGTCCAGGCCGAGCTGGATAGCAGGAAGAAAAATCGGAGGCCTGCGCATGTCCTACGTCGCTGAACCAATCTTGTGCAAGTGCGGCAAGGAGATGCGCCAATTCACTTGGGAAGGTGACAACTGGAACTGTCAATGCGGAAAGATGCGAACGGCACGTGAGGTCTATCTAGAACAGAAGGCCAAAAGAGACGCGGGATTCTTTCAAATCTTTCTGGAGCACGTCATAAAACCCGGCGCAGATGCGAAGGCGGAGAAGGAGCGGCAGCAGCGAGAGGATCAGCGAGTATATCGGGAGATGGTTGAATCATCGGGGAGAGGCAATGGATAAGTTGATTTTAACCGAGAGGAATGTCGCGCAAGCACTCTTTCGACGGCTGGCAACCACGAGGGATCGCATGGCGCCTAACTGTTACGCCCTGGGGTGGGAATGCGACCTGTTACGAATCACGCCAGCGCACTACTGCCATGGCTATGAAATCAAGTTGTCGAAGTCTGACTTTCAAGCTGAGTTCCGAAAGAGCGGAAGAGCCGACAGACGGAAACCCAACTATTATTGGTTTGTCACGCCTGCAAATATGGTGACCGTTGACGACATTCCAGACAGTTCGACCGGCCTGATTTGGGTCGAGGAGCGGAACTACGCGGTCAGGCCTCGGATTATCCGCGTAGCTTCGAGGCTACACAAGGAGAAGGTCCCTGAAGGGGTTTTGAAAGACCTTATGCTGTCGATCTACTTTCGGTATTGGCGAAGGGTTGCGGGAGACGACTCATGATCTATCTCCTATACCTCCTGCTTGTATCTGCTGCTCTGAAGTTGCTGGGCTTCTGTTGGCTTGTGGCTTTTACTCCGCTGTGGCTGCCGATAGCCGCTTTGTTAATCGTTGTGGTGCTGCTCGGATGGGCTGAGGAGCACGAGAGGAAGAGATGGGAGAGAAGGAGATGACGCCTGAACGCCGAACGCTACTTTTCAAGCTGCTACGCCTGGCCGGGTCTGACTCCGAGCCAGAAGCACTATCAGCGATGAGGAAAATCAAACTGACGATCCAGAAGGAGAGCATGAACTGGAATCAGTTTGTGGAGATGTGCGAGAAACCCGCCGCTCAGGAGTCTAGCTCGCGAACCGGATTCGGGAATAGCCGCAGTTGGCATCAAAGTGGTTTCGCTTCAGACGGTTTTGAGCAGCACTTCAATAACGCCTTCAATCGGAGTTTCTACCGAGCGTGGGCTGGTAGTGCATTTTGGGACGAGCCCGACACCGAAGAGAGGAAGCGGAAGCGAGAAGCGGCAGAAGAAGCGAAGAGGCAAGCGGAAGCCGCTCAGAAAGAGAAAGATGAACACCGATCGCGTTGGGAAGAGAGAACAAGAGCTGCGCCGAAGAATTCTCGATGGTTTCGAGGTGCAACATTTTAACCGCCCTGCAAGGGCACAAAAAGGAGAAGACGATGCAAGCTGTTAAAGAAGAAACTACCCCCCCCCAATACGGGGAAACTAACTTAG